GTTATCGGCGTGCGCAGCTCCTCGCTTTGGCGCACGATGAAGCAACATCGGCCAGACCTGTTTGAGCATTGCCGGCAAGAGGGCATGAAGGCCCGCAAGGACATTGGCGCGGCCAAGGGTGGCATCGTTGCAACTCCGATCCCTGATGACTTTGCCGACAATTGTATAGCCATGGCGATGCCGCAGCTTATTGAATATTACAAGCGCAGCCGCAAAACCATCAACCGTTGGCTGGAAAAACAGCCGCAATCGGTGCGTGATGCTGTGCTGGAAAATGGCCAGCGGCGGCGCGATCAGGCGGCAAGCATCGGCGGCAAGAACATGGCAGCGCGCAACCGTGGCAACGGTGGCCAGCCCTTTCTTAAACCGATGCAATCCAACATGAACAGTCATCCAATTATCAGCCGGGAAAAGCAGGCCATGCGGTATCTGCAACGGTTTGGTGCCTGCTATCCGCGTTCGGTGCATCGTTCCATTTTGGAAGGCTACCTATTCCGGGGCATTGTCATGACCGGCGCTGAAATCGTGACAGAGGCCATCAAGCGCGGCTGGAACCCGGATGCATGGCGTGAAATTGGGAAAGTAGCATGATGCTCCCCCCATGGAAGCTAAAAGCCCGCCGTCTTTATTGGCAGGGCTACTCTATCCCCCGCATAGCCGGTTGGATGGGGATTAGCCGGGCAAAGGTTGAGGCGGCGCTTTGGGTGAGGGTGCTATGGTGAGTTTGGATAAAGGGAGAGAGTGATGATTGACGAACAGATTATCGCCAACGTTGTAGCGGCAATTGAGGCGCTTGATGGGCCGGCAAAAGTTGAGGCCATTAACGCAATTCGGGCGGCTGTGCATGAAGTGTCGCCGTTTAAGTCTGAGCCGGTGGACTTTGTGCGCTGGGTGCCCAACAGCGCCGTTTACGCCAACGACTATAACCCCAACAGTGTTGCGCCGCCAGAAATGGAATTACTGCGCGTGTCAATTCGAGCCGATGGCTACACGCAACCCATTGTGTCGATGCCAGATGACAGCGGCGCTTATGAGGTTGTCGATGGCTTCCACCGTCACCGCGTCGGCAAAGAGGTGCCAGAGGTTCACGCGCGGGTGCATGGCTATTTGCCCCTAGTGTCAATCCGCACTGGCCAATATGACAAGTCCAACCGCATTGCTTCCACCATCCGGCACAACCGGGCGCGCGGCAAGCATAAGGTCGAGGCCATGTCAGAGATTGTGTTGGAACTGAAGCGGCGCAATTGGAGCGATGTCAAAATCTGCAAAGAGCTTGGCATGGATCAAGACGAAGTTTTGCGGCTATGCCAGATCAGCGGCTTGACCGAAATATTTTCAGGGCAGGAATTTTCTAAAGCGTGGGAGCCTCAAGGCGCGGTTAGCCCTGATGACTTTGCCGATTTGTCAGGCGTTGCCGCTGATTATGTCGATCAGGATATTGAGGTTCGCACGGCTAACACCGATGACCCTGACCGCATTTTCCACACGTTCGACAAGTGGGAATGTCAGAAGGCCGGCTTCTATGAGAACAAGCCCCCGCGCGGCATGACGGCTGACAATTGCCGGGCATATTACCGGGAGCTTTTGGCCGACATTGGCGAGTTTGAGCGCGTGCTGGATTGCGTTGTCGGCGAGTGGAAACACTCTTGCGAGCATTACCTAACCAACACTGCCATGAACCGCATTGCATGGCTTGGCCAGGCGGCATTGTGCTACAAGCATGGCATCCCATCAGAGTATCGCGGCGGCTATGGCCTGCTGACAGAAGCGCAACAGCTTGCGGCTGATGAAGCCGCTTTGCGCGCTTTGAACAACTGGATGGGGCGCAACGGTCGCGCGGCTGTGGCAATGGCCGATGCTAACCCTAATCGCCAATCCGACATTTATTGAGGTTCGCCATGGGCAAGCAATATCTGCAAAAGAACGTCTTGGAAGCATCGCGGGAGCGCATAGCCGCGACATTTGACAGCGTAGAGCGCATCTATATCGCCTTTTCTGGCGGCAAAGATAGCAGCGTCATGTTTCACCTTGTGATGGAAGAAGCCATCAAGCGCGGCGTGCGCGTCGGGGTGATGTATATTGACATGGAAGCGCAATACGCTGACACCATCAAGCACGTTAAAGAGATGATGCAGCTCTATCGGGACAACATTGACCCACACTGGATTTGCATTCCCATGCGCCTTCGCAACGCACTGACAAACTATGAACCGCAATGGATTGCATGGGATCCGGTGCGCGAAACCGATTGGATTAGGCCAAAGCCGCATGGCTGCACAGACGTGGGCGATTATCCGTTTTTGTTTGACGCCATGGCTGATGGCATCGAGTTTGAAGAGTTTATTGTCATGTTTGGCCGGTGGTATGGCCAGGGCAAGCCGACTGCCGGCTTTATCGGCATTAGGGCACAAGAAAGCCTGCACCGCTATTGCGCAATTGCGACATGGGAAAAGCGCGATTTGATGTTGAACGGCTGGCGTTGGACAACCAAGATTGTCGAGCAGGTCTACAACGTCTATCCAATCTATGATTGGCTGACCGATGACATTTGGCGCTATCACGCGCATTTCCCTGACAAGCCGCACAACGCCATTTACGATAAGATGCAAATGGCCGGCGTGCCGTTGTCCGAACAGCGTCTTTGCCAGCCGTTTGGTGATGAACAGCGCAAGGGATTGTGGTTGTATCACATTCTTGAACCTGAAACATGGTTTAAGCTGGTGGCGCGCGTTAATGGCGTAAACAGCGGTTCGCTCTACATCAATGAGACTGGCAACATGACCGGCTACAACAAGATCACGTTGCCGCCTGGACACACGTGGCAGAGCTTCACCAACATGCTGCTGCGGACGTTGCCGCCCAAAACCCGCGACCATTACGCCGACCGGATGCGCAAGTTTATGCAAGGCTGGTTCCGTCGCGGCTATTCCGAGATACCGCAGGAGGCCCCGCCGCAGCTTGAAGCCAACCAATGGGCACCGTCATGGCGGCGCATGGCCAAATGCCTGCTGCGTAATGACTACTGGTGCAAGGGCCTTGGCCAGACACAGCCCAAGAGCGCGGCATGGCTGCGCTTTAAGGACATGAAAAAACAGCGCAAGGCCGATGGCGAAAGCGAAGCGGTGGAAATGCTGCAAACGGAATTGGAAATGGTGTCATGACCATTATTCTCCCATGGCCAAGCCCCAAGCTATCCAGCAACGCCCGTCTGCACCCGCTTGCCCTGCACCGCGTCAAGAAAGCGGCGCGTGTAGAGGCAGGATGGGCTGTTAAAGCCCTGCCAAGGCCGGCATTGCCTGGCACGGGCAACATAGCCTTGCGCGTGACGTTTGAGCCGCCTAGCCGGCGCATTGATCGGCAGAACATGCCGCATCTGGTCAAAGCGGCCATTGACGGCATTGCCGATGCGCTGGGCATAAATGACAACCGCTTTGCGCCTGAATATCACTATGCCGATCCGGTGCGAGGCGGGCGCGTGACGTTTGAGGTGATGGTATGACCTATGCCGAACGCAAAGCCCTACGCCGTCGCCAGCTTGCCGGTGATACGCGCAACCCGGCCGCGGTTGCACTGGCCAAAGCCGGCCATGACAAGCGCCGTGGCAAGGTTATGCGGGCCATGAACGCCTTACGCCTGGAGATTGGCTTGCCGGCATGGGAGCCTTGCCCGGTGAGAACAAATAGGGCATAAAGGGCGGGCCGGTTGAACGTGGCAACGTCCAGCCCGGCCCTTCACCATCAACGCTAGAAGGAGCGGACGATGCAAGCAATAAATACACCGGGCGACGTTTGCGCGCAAGCCCCAAGCCGCTGGCGTGACGTGCTGCTAGTCGATAGCCGGCACTACGCCAAGGCACCGCGCGAAAAACGCATGGCTATTATCGCCCGCGTTGCTACCGCCCACAGCGTGACGGTTGCCGAGCTGCTTGGGCCATCGCACGTCCGCAAGTTGGCCTATGCCCGGTGGGAAGCCATGGCCGAGATCAAGGCTGAATTGGGCGATAGCTTGTCCGCGATAGGCCGGCTGTTCAACCGCGATCACACAAGCGTCATGCATGGCCTGCGGAAGGTGGCGGCGCTGTGAGCCGTTGGTTTCGCTTTTATGCGGATGCAATGCGCAATCCAAAGGTTATGCGGCTGTCCGATAAAGAGTTTCGGCTGTGGGTTAAATTGCTTGCCCTGGCATCCGAAAACGACGGCCACATCCCCGCCATAAGCGACCTTAAGCTGATGCTTAACACGCGCTTAGACCACCTATCAACGGGCGTTGAACGGCTGATAAGAGGGGGGTTAATTGACGCCTTAGACCACGGTTATGAGCCGCATAACTGGGCAAAGTTTCAATACAAATCAGACACTTCAAATGAGCGTGTAGCAAAACATCGCGCGGCGCGTAACGTTACAGTAACGCCCCCAGATACAGATACAGAAGCAGATACAGAAGAAACAACTAGCGTTGTTTCTAGCGCGAAGCCTCGCAAACGCGGTTGCCGGTTGCCTGATGATTGGACGCCAGCGGCATTGCCAGCCGATTGCCAGCCGCACGATGCCGGCATGATCGAGCGTGAGCTTTCGCGGTTCCGTGATTACTGGATAGCCAAGCCTGGAGCGCAAGGCGTCAAGCTAGATTGGGATGCAACGTGGCGCAATTGGATGCGCCGATCAATGGAGAACGGCAATGGCAATGGACACATGGCGCGGAACGGAAGCCCAACAACTGGGCAGTGCCGCCCAAGCGCCTCCCTCGATTGGATCGAGCGGAATATCGGCGGATGGGGACGATCCGATGAAGCCGACGCGGGGGCACAAGGCGTGCATAGCCGAGCTGGCCTTGCGCTTCCCGGCCGCCCGTGATGTCGATCAACGGCAATATCAGGCCCGGTTGGATTATCTTGCACAAGACACTGCCCACCTAACCGTGCCCCTGTTGCGCGCCGCTTGCGATGTTGTGGCGCGCGATGCCAAGGGGCTGCCATACGCCAGCGAGATCATCACGGCCGCGACCCAGCTTGTCGAGGAACGCCAGCGGGTGCGCCGAGACGAAACGCGTGTGAACGGCGACGGCGAAATCCAAGACGGCGAATATCGCCCTGGCGAAGTGACGCCTGAAAACGCCGAACGCTGCCGGGCAATGAACATGCGGCTGATCTCGTCTGACGCGCCCTATCGCGTGGTGCCGCTTGGCGCAGAGAGCGCCTACCGTGTGCATGTTGCCGATGACGGAACCGTTGTGCCTAACTATGTCTGCGACGGGCGCGGCGGTGTTTCTCACAAGCTGGGCGGCAAAGACGCGCGGTGGTCGGCATGAACGTGCCAACCATCTATCACGGCACACCCTTGTCGCCGCGCGCTGCTCTGCAAGCCATGGCCGGCCGCGCCTTCTGTGTGAGCTTTTACCGGCCAGATGACATTGCGCTTGCGGCTCAGATCGGTGACGGGCTGATGCTGGACAACGGCGCGTTTTCGTTTTGGATGGCAGCGCGAAAGGCAGGTGGTGAAGCCTGCGAGGCGGCGCGCAATTGGCGTCCCTACTACGACTGGGCAGCCCATTGGCTTGAAACGCCTGCCGCATGGGTCGTGGTGCCTGATGCTATCGCCATGCCCTCACAGATCAATGACGGACTGCTGAACGAATGGCCGCTGGGCAGGGAACGCGCAGCGCCGGTCTGGCACATGGACGAGCCTATTGCGCGTCTTGGTCGCTTGCTGGGGCAGGGCTGGAACCGGGTTTGTTTGGGTTGGGTGCATCCTGACAGGAACGCCAACAAGGTTGGCAGCGTCGAGTATTTCCGCCGCATGGATGAAGTAGCCGCGATGATTGGCAACAACTGGCCGGCTTTGCACATGCTCAGGGGGACGGCGGTGGCGCGCCTTTATCCGTTTCGCATCGGCAGACAGCACAAGTTTAGCACAGAACGGGTGGAGGTATGACGATGTTTTCAGCGATGATTGGCGCGGTCGCAAGGCGTATGCTGATCGGTTGGAGCGGGGCGATTTCCCCGGATCAGTTCGCGCAAGGCTGCAAGCAAATTGTGCAGAAGCACGAAGGCCACCGCGCGCATCGGGAAATAGACCTGCTGACAAATCAAGTCTTGTGCAGCTTGGGCTATGGTGAAGGGTTGCGTGTGTTTCTGACGTCATCAAGCATTATTCATGGAGACGACGAATGAAGATTTATCTCTGCGGCCCGATCAATGGATGCACGGACGAAGAGTGCAAGGATTGGCGGCAATACGTCAAAAGCGCCGGGCCTTCGGATTGGCTTTATGTCGATCCAATGGCGCGGGATTATCGCGGGCGCGAATTGGAGGCGTATCGGGAAATTGTCGAACTCGACAAGATCGACGTGGCGTCGGTTGATGTGGTGCTGGTGAATTACGACAAGCCCAGCGTCGGCACGTCAATGGAAATCCTGTTTGCGTGGCAGCTCGGCAAAAAGGTCGTCACGGTCTGCCGCCCTGATGCCGTAATTAGCCCCTGGCTGCGCTATCACAGCCACGGCGTTTTCCATTCGTTTGATGCGGCCATGGCGGCGCTGCAAGCATGACCCTCACAACAGGCCAGCGCGTAACCGTCCTGCAAGCCGGCAACCTCCCATGCGATCCCGGCGACACGGGCCTTGTCCAAGAGGTGCGCAATGCCGCCCGCGACTTTCCCATAGGGGTGAAGCTGGACGGTGGCCATGTGGAGTGGTTTCGTGAGGTCGAGCTTGAATTGGAGAATGAACTATGAGCGATTATCGCATCAAAGTTTCAATTAGTAACGGTCGCATCTTGCGGCTTATGGAACAGGCCGGCATCGCTACGCAAGTTGAACTGGCTCGGCGCGCTGGTATTAGCATGATGAAGGTCAACGAAATTGTGAAAATGCGCAAACTGCCAAAAGGCAGTCGCGGCAAATGGAGTGACGCCGTGCAACGCATGGCCAGTGTGCTAGGCGTAGAGCCTGAAACAATGTTTAGCGAAACCCAGGCAACCGCAACGCTTGCTCAAAACAATTTTGAGACAGACATGAGCGAGGCCGACATGGGCGCATTGTGTGGCGGTGATGTCGCGGGGGCGCTGGAACACAAAGACATTCTTGACCGGCTTATGCTTGCACTATCTGACCGGCAGCGCGTTATCGTAACGGAAAGGATGACAGGGGCTACCTATCACGAGATTGGCGCAGACATCGGCCTTTGCGTTGAACGCACGCGCCAGATTGAGGCGGGCGCAATGCGCAAGATGCGCTACCACGCGGCCAATTTGGGGCTTAATCATTTTCTTGAACGTGCTGGTCTGTGACGGTCTAGCGTCTTATTGCCCACAACCCCGAAAGCATGTAAGGAAAGACACATGGCAAGCAACAACGTATCCGAAGGCCACGCAGACGGCATCGCAGGCCGCGCCCCGCAAACGCGCGACGGTGATCTGCCGTATATGGTGGGATATGTGAGCGGTGGCCTGGAGCGGCTTGCATTGCAGATTGCCGAGGTGAAAGCAGCGGTTGCACAAGCGATAAATGTGCCGCGCATCACACCGCAGCCAATCCCGCACGATGTTGCCGCTATCCAAGCAAACATGCGAGAGGATGCATAAGTCATGGGGCGGCCGACGCTCAAGACGCCGGAAGTAGTAGAAGCTATTTGCGCGCGCTTGTCCGAAGGCGAACCGCTTGCACAGATTTGCCGTAGCGAAGGGATGCCGGCAACGCGAACTGTCAGAGAATGGATAGAGCTAGACGCTAACGTTTCCGCCGCTATCGCGCGCGCGCGTGAGGATGGCTTTGACCAGATTGCGCTAGATGCTCTTGACATTGCCGATGACCGCAGCCGCGACACAATAGAGCGCGGTGACGGCAGCGAGACGGCCAACACTGAATGGATTAGCCGCAGCCGGTTGCGTGTGGAAACGCGATTGAAGCTGTTGGCTAAATGGGACCCAAAACGTTACGGCGACAAAATTCAGCAAGAGCATAGCGGCGCGGTTAATTTCAACACCGCGCCTGGCGATGTAGGCTTGCTGTGACCTTTGCTCTCACATCCAAGCAGCAGGCGGCACAAGCCGTGCTGGGATGTGGCGCAACGCATGTCATGCTGTTTGGCGGGAGCCGCAGCGGCAAGACGTTCATTGAGGTGCGGACGATAATTGTCCGGGCGCTGGCGGCCAGCAATTCACGTCACGCCATTTTTCGCTTTCGGTTGAACGCGGCGCGGGCTTCAATCCTGCAAGACACGCTGCCCAAGGTTATGCGCTTGGCGTTTCCCGGCGTTGCTTATGACTTAAACAAGACGGAAGGCATCGTGACGTTGCCCAATGGCAGCGAAATATGGATTGCCGGGCTTGATGATAAAGAGCGCGTTGAGAAAATCCTTGGCATGGAGTTCGTCACGCTGATGTTCAACGAGTGCAGCCAGGTGCCGCTATCGTCGCGTGACGTAGCGATTACCCGACTGGCGCAACAGGTGATGATTGACGCCAAGGGGGTGGAATCGCGACCGTTGCGCCCGCTGGTGCTGTATGACTGCAACCCGCCGAGCAAAGCGCATTGGACGTATCGGTTGTTCGTGCAGAAGGTTGACCCTGAAACCAAGCTGCCATTGGCGCGGCCGGATGATTACGCATGTTTCAAGATCAACCCGCAGGACAACGCGGCTAACATCAGCGCGGACTATCTCGACACGCTCAAAGGCCTATCAGCGCGGCTGCGCAAGCGGTTCTTGGATGGTGAGTTTGGGGATGCAACGCCGGGCGCATTGTTTAGCGATGAGGTGATTGAAAAGTGGCGCGCGATTGACGGCGCGTTGCCGGCGTTTGTGCGTGTTGTGGTTGCGGTTGACCCCAGCGGGAGCGGCGACACTGACAACGCCGATAACGACGCCATTGGCATTGTTGCGGCGGCGCTGGGCACCGATGGCATTGCGTATGTGCTAGAGGATAACACGATCAAGGCTGGCCCTGAAACATGGGGCCGCGTGGTTGCCACAACGTATGACCGGCACGAGGCTGATTGCGTGGTTGGTGAGACAAACTATGGCGGCGACATGGTGCGCATGGTTGTCCAGGCTGCACGGGCACGAACGCCGTTCAAGAAGGTGACGGCAACGCGCGGCAAGCATGTCAGAGCCGAGCCTATCAGCGCGCTTTATGAGCAGGGCAAGGTTCGGCATGTTGGCATTTTCCGTGAGCTAGAGGATGAATTGACGGGCTTCACCACAAACGGCTATATTGGCGAGAATAGTCCTAACCGCGCTGATGCGTTGGTTTGGGCATTGGCTGAGTTATTTCCGGCGATTATTGCCGGGCCGCGTGTTGAACGCGCCCCCCGGCCGCCACGGATTGTGAGAGGTTGGGCGGCATGAACGAGACACGGCAACGCGGCACAGACAAGGGCGACGTGGTGACAGAGGAACTGCGCGACGGCGTGTGGTGCGTTGTGGCTGCGCCTGTTGCGCTCGATCCCGTGCCCGATGAAGCGCCCGCCCGTCGCCGTGGCCGCCCGCCCAAAGGTGTTGCATGATGCCCGTCGGCAAACGCGCATGGGGTGATAAGCGGCTTCTCGCGGCTATCACGGCAGAACATGCATGATGCCCGTTGGGCCTCGCAAACACGCCAAGGCCAGCGCCCGTATTGCTGTGCCGCGCGCGTTGCCAATGGGCTTGCGCGCCCAAATGCGCGAGCTTGTGGCGGTCAAGAGCGCCAACCCCGGCAACGGCGAAGCCGATGCGCTGTTGGGCACGATCTGCATGGAGGCTGACCGGACACGCACGGCGCTACTCTTGACGGTTGACGGCGGCGACGTTGGCCGGCTGGCGCGTTGGTATCAGCGACACGGCTTTGCGCCTATCCAGGCCACGCCGCTGCTTATGGCGAGGTTTGTATGAGCGCAGACAGTATCAGGTCCGATGATGGCGCAACGGCCGTCACTGATGACGTGGTGGCCGATGCCAAGGCGTGTTTCCAACTGTGGCAGGATGCGGACAACGGCAACGCGGCGCTTGGCATTGATGATCTATTGTTCCTGAACGGCGATCCGCTGACCCGATGGGGCTTGGACGCAACGCAGCAGCGCGTTGCCGATGGGCGGCCGCAACTTGTGGTCAACACGCTGCCGGCGACATTGGCGCTTGTGGTAAATGACGCGCGCCAGAACCGGCAAAGCATTCACGTGCACCCGGTTGGCGGCGGCGCGGATGCTGATGTTGCCAAGGTGATGGAGGGCATCATCCGCCACATCGAATATGACAGCAACGCCGACGCGGCTTATGACACGGCTGTTGCTAACGCGGCGGCCAATGGCTTTGGATTTTTCCGGATGGTAACGGAATATGAGAGCGAGGCCAGCTTTGACCAAAAGATGGTCATTAAGCGCATTCGCAACCCGTTCACGGTGTATTTTGATCCGCTGGCACAAGAAGCCGATGGCAGCGATGCACGCTTTTGCATCATCAGCAGCCGCATGGGCAAAGCTGACTTCAAGCGCGAATATCCCAAGGCCAAGGCGACGGTTGAACTGTTTGACGGCCTGGGCGACGGTGTTTGGCTGACATCTGATGAGGTGCGCGTTGCTGAATTTTACCGTGTCGAATACACGCCGGCGCGGCTGTGCTTGTTAAGCACGGGTGAGAGCGGATTTAAGGATGAATTGGTTAACCCGCTACCTATGGGCGTGCGTATCGTGAAGGAGCGTGACAGCTTCAAGCGCAAGGTCATGTGGTATAAGGTGACTGGCTGCGAAAAGCTGGAGGAAGCCGAAGTCCCGTTCTACTGGATACCCGTTTTCCCTGTTTGGGGCCAAGAAATTGACATTGACGGCAAAATTCAGCGCAGCGGCATCATTCGCAACGCAAAAGACCCGTCGCGGATGTATGACTTTTTCCTGAGCACCGCGACGGAAGAAGTCGCTATGCGGCCTCGCACGCCTTACATCGGCGCGGTTGGCCAGTTTGAGACGGCAAAGCAAGATTGGGCAACGGCCAACCAGGTCAATTATTCATATCTTGAATATGACGCGGTGACGGTTGACGGCAACCTTGTGGGCGCGCCGCAGCGCCAGCCCATGGCCGATGTGCCGGCCGGCAACTTGCAGATGTGCGCTATCGCTCGCGATAACATCAAGGCCACAACGGGCATTTATGACGCCAGTTTGGGCGCGCGTGGCAATGAGACAAGCGGCAAGGGCATCATGGCCCGGCAACGGCAGGGCGATATTGCCAATTTCCATTATTCGGACAACCTTGCGCGTGCGATCCGCCACCTTGGCCGCACGATGGTTAGCGGCTTTGGCCGGGTATTTGACACACGCCGCGTCATGCGCCTCCTGGCACCGGACAACACGGCCAGCACGGCGGAAATCAACGCGCCGACGCAAGAGACCGATGAACTCGGCCAAGCGATTGAGCGAGTTCTTAACGATATGACCGTGGGCGATTATGACGTGGTTATCAGCAGCGGCCCTGCCTACAGCACAATGCGGCAGGAGGCGGCTGACAGCATGGTTGCCATGACGCAAAGCTATCCGCAGATGATGGAAATCGCCGGGGATCAGGTGGTGAAGGCTATGGATTGGCCGGGTGCGGATGAAATGTCCGAGCGCATCGCCGCGTTTATCAAGCTCAAGTTTCCTGGCCTCATCAAGCCGGAACCGGGCGAGAAAGAAGAAGCCGCGCCGATGGTGCAGACGCCGCGAGGGCCGTTGCCGGCTGAACAGGCTGGGCAGTTGATTGGCCAGATGGAGCAGGCGCTTGAGGGGCTTTCCGAGCAGATGGAAAGCATCCAGCTTGAACTTGATAAGGAGCGCATCAAGGCTGACACCAGCATAAAGGTTGCACAGATAAATGCTGACAGCCGGGGCGACGTTGCCGAATTGAACGGCATGGTTAAACTGTTGGTTGAAAGCATCCCGCCACCACCCGCGCTTGTGGACGCCGCGCTTGAGCCGGAGCCTGACAAGTTCGCCCCATTGGCCAGTGCGCTTGAGCAAGTTATTGCTGCTGTTGCCGCACAAGGGCAGGCGCTTGGCGCATTGGAAACCCGCGTGACTGCCCCGCGTGAGGTTGTGCGTGACCCTGTAACCAATCGAGTGACCGGGCTGCGTGTTGCCGAACAACCTCCCGCCATGCCGCAGCAGGAAGGGATAACCGATGCCTCTTAACTTGAAATACAGCGTGGCGACGCGCGACAGCCAATTGACCTCGCTCAACACAGACATTGGCACGTCCTGCAAGATACGGCTTTATGACGGCGCGCAACCGGCCGGGCCTGGGACTGCTATCACCACGCAGGTGTTGCTTGCCGAATGGACGGGCAACGCGGGCGGTTTTGGCAGTGTTGCGGCTGGCGTGCTGACATCGGCGGCAGTGGCCAACACAACCGGGCTTGCGGCTGGCACTGCGTCATGGTTTCGCATTGTCACAAGCGGTGGCACTGCGGTGGTTGATGGCAGCGCGGGCACGGCAACAAGCGATATGATCCTTAACACAACCACGGTTTCGATTGGTCTAACGTGCCAATTCACCTCGCTGGCCATTACCGGGGGCAATGCATAATGGCGCTTCACGATCTCGCGCGCATGACGGTATCCGGCACGCCTGGCACCGGCACGATCACGCTTGGCGCTGCCGTTGACGGCGGCATCACCTTTGCCGCGTCGGGTGTGGCGGACGGTGAGACCGTGACATATGCGGTAGAAGATGGCAGCAACCGGGAGTTGCGGCGCGGCGTTTACACGGCGGCCGGCACAACCCTGACGCGCGGCACGTTGCTGGCCAGCACAACCGGGAGCGCAATCAGCCTGACATCGGCGGCCAAGGTGTTCATCACCCCGTCATCGTTTGATTTTGCGTCCGGCCAAGAAATTATCACTAGCGGCGTGACTTGGACAAGCCCGGCCAACGTTACCAGCGACACGACATTCAAGATTTCAATTGTTGGAGGCGGCGGCGGCGGTGCAAGTGTCCCTGCCACGGCAAGCTCTAAGGCGGCTGGTGGCGGCGCGGGCGGCGCTGGTGTGTTTTTTGTCACCGGCCTTGCGCCTTCCACCGGATACACGATTGCCATTGGCGCGGCCGGCGCGGGCGGCGCTGCTGGCGTTGCCAATCCCGGAGGATCTGGCACAGATACAACCATTACAATCAACGGCACAACTTACACCGCGATTGCTGGAACGGGCGGCCCTTCTGGGGCGCAAGCTCTTGGCGGCGCGGGCGGCGGAACAACCAATATCCCTGCGGCTCCTAGCGGTTTAAGTATTACGGGCGGGCCGGGCGGGGCTTGCGCTAGTGCATCAGCGGCGGGCACGTCCGGCTTTGGTGGGTCACCGGGGCTTGGCTTTGGCGTTGGTGGCGGCAGCCGTTCTGGCGATGCGGCGGGGATTGCTGGTTCAGGGTTTGGCGCGGGTGGAAGCGGCGCGTCAACATCCAGTGCCACGTCCAGAGCGGGCGGTGATGGCACGTCGGGGTGCATCTTTATTGAATGGCGGGGCTGATATGGCTTATTGGGCGCTTGTTGCAGACAACGTTATGATGAACGTGGTGACGGTTGCCGATGGCACGCCCGGCCCCGCTGGATATACCTATATCAACGGGCATCATGCCGCGATTGGTTGGGGATATGTTGACGGCGCTGTTGTTCCGCCTGCACCGTCTGACCCTGTTGCCGATCCTATTGATCTGGAAGCGCGGGTGGCGCAGCTCGAAGCCGTTATTGCGGCATTGACCGGCTGATGTTGGGCTTTTGGCCGCTTGGGTTTTTGCCGCTTGGGTTTTTCCAGATTGACGCTGGTGTAAGCCTAACCGCAGACGTTACCGCAACAGAAGCCAATGACACGGCGGCCGGCAATGCGGTTATTGTAACGCCGTTAAGCGCCAGCGTTGCCGTTGTTGAACAAGACGATGCGATGTCCGCACTCGCTGACATTGAGGACGTTCAACCGCAGTTTGTTGGCGGCGCGGCTTGGAATTGGCCTAAGTCCAGGCGCGACCGGCGCTACATTGACGAAGCGCCGGAACCGTTGCCTGCTGTTGAGACACCGCGCCCGCCTCGCGCCAAGCTGGCATTGCCGCAAACGCCCGCGTTTGACGTTGCGGGCGCGCTTGCCAAGGCGCGTGAAGCCGCAAGGGGTGTTGCTGCCGATGAGGTGTTTCTGCGCCGCGCCGAGCGCCGTGAAGCCGCCTTGCAGCGCGCCCAAGCGGTTGCCGTGGCACAAGCCGCCGCACGCGCAAAAGCCGACGCGGATGATGAGGATGATATTGAAGCATTGCTAATGGCGGCGTGGTAATGCCGCTATTGCGTGCGTGCTGCTTTTACGGTATTTAGATACCACACAGTTATACTGCCGCGATGCAAGCCCGTCGCGGGGCAACAGGCCAAGGGCTAACCGCACCGTCCGGTTATGACGGGCTGGAGATGCGTGCATGAGCGAAATGGTCGTCACCGAAAACCTTGCACCGGAACCGATTGCAGACACGGAAGCCGTAACAGCGCCGCAAGTGGAGGAAGCCACAGCAGCGCCGGAAACGGGGGACGCGGAAGCGGGCGATGAAGGCGAAGGCAATGAACAGCCCCGCGATGAAAAGGGCAAGTTCAAGGGTGGCGATGGCGTTCAAAAGCGCATTGATGAATTGACGCGCGCCCGGCGTGAAGCCGAGCGTCAAGTCGAGTATTGGCGAGGGGTCGCTACCCAAACAGCGCAGGAAGCCCCGGCTGAAAAACCGGCACGCGACCATTACGCAGACCCTGACGATTATGTTGAAGCATTGGCCGAATGGAAAGCCGAGCAGGCCGTTGCCAAGGTGCAACAGCAACAGGCCAACCAGGCGGCAAACAATGCCCGGCAGTCGGCATGGCAAGCGCGAGAGGCTGAGGCGGTCGTTGGCCTGCCTGATTACGCTGCCGTTGTTAGCGGCAACACAACGCCGGTCATGCCGCACGTTGTGGATGCGTTGTTGGACAGCGATCACGGGCCGCAGTTGGTCTATCATATCGCCAAAAATCCTGACGTGGCGGCTCGGCTTAATGCCATGTCCGCAACCCGCGCCGCGATTGAACTCGGCAAGCTTGAAACCACGTTGATGGCCCCGGCTGTCAAGCAACCCAGCAATGCCCCGGCACCGATTACCCCAATCAACACGCAAAGCAGCGGCCGTTCTGTTGACCTCACAAGGGTATCAATGGATGATTATGTTGCAGAGCGGCGTAGGCAGGGCGCTCGGTTCTAGGGCTTCTCCACAAGGAAGCATCAATGTCCAATTCGCTTGCATTCAGTTCGCTGGTCGCCAAGGAGGCGCTGGCCATTCTCCAGAACAATCTTGCCTTTTCCGCCATGGTCAACCGCGATTGGGAGGATGAATTCACCTCTAACCAGTCTCGCGGTTATTCGCCGGGTGCGACCATCAACATCAAGCGCCCGCCGCGTTATCAGTATCGCGCCGGCCGTGTTGCTGTGCCGCAGGCGACTGTGGAAACCACCGTGCCGCTGACGCTCTCGCAGGGCGGCTGTGATATCAGCTTCACCAGCTTTGAGCGCACGCTCCAGGTGCAGCAGCTTTCGCAGAAAATCGCCGCTGCCATGGCGGTTGTGACCAACGAAATCGACCGGCAGGGCTTGCAGCTTGCGCGCTTTGCCACGCCGAACGTCATTGGCACGCCCGGCACGCTGCCCACCACGGCCGCACTGGCAACCGCCGCTTTCACGGGAGTTGGCCAGCGTATGGACGAAAACGCCGCGCCGCGTGACCGTATGCGTGGTTTTGTCATGAACCCCGGCCTGAACGGCGCAATGATCCAGGGTTTGTCTGGCCTGTTCAACAGCCAGCCCAAGATCAGCGAGCAATATGGCAACGGGCTTGTGGTGGACAGCTTCGGCATGTCGGTTGACATGGGCCAGAACGTTGATCTGCACACCAACGGCACCCAGGCCATCACCGGGACGGCGGTTGCGGCAGGCCTGTCTGGTTCAAGCATCGCGTGCGGCGCTTTGGCCGGTTCGATCACGCGCGGAACTCGCATCACGTTCCCCGGCGTGTTTGCGGTCAACCCGCAATCGCGTGTTTCCACCGGCACGCTGGCGCAGTTCGTCATCACCGCTGATCTGATTGCCGGCGCAACCGCGTTGCCAATCAGCCCGGCGATCACCCCAACCGGCGCGTTCCAGAACGTGACCAATGCCACCACGGCGGCCAACTTTGCCATTTTTGGCACGGCATCTGGCAGCTATAACGCCAACGTGGCCTTCCACAAGGATGCGTTCACGCTGGCCATGGTGCCGATGGCAACCCCGCCGCGTTCCACTGGCGTGGCCAGCTCGACCGCTTCGTGGAAGGGCATGAACTTGAAGGTCACGGACTATTATGATGGCACCAATGACAACTGCAACACGCGCATTGACGTGCTGTTTGGTTGGGCTGCGACCTATCCGGAACTGGCCTGCCTTTACGCCACCTGATGCATGTTTGGCCGGGCGGTAATTGTGCTGCCCGGCCTGCCACATTCCAAGGAGTTCACACCATGACCGTTCTTCTCTCCCGCTCGTATCTGGGCTTCGCATCGGGGGCCATCGTCAATCTGCCGGCGTCCACTGAGAGCGCAATCATCGCTCAAGGGCTTGGCAGCAACAGCGTTGCCGTCCCAACGGCTGGCGCGCAGACCACCTCCACCACGGCCGGTTTTGCTGCCATTGCAGCCGGTGCAGCGTCGGTGGTTGTCACCAATCCGAACATGACCGCAACCACTGTTGTTAGCGCACGTGTTGCGCAGGCGGCGGCCGATGCCACCCTGACGAGCATCTTGCGCGTCACGCCGGCAAACGGCTCATTCACCATCACCGGCAATGCTAACGCAACCGCCGCAACGGTGGTATCGTGGGACATCAAGCCGGCCAGCCCGACTGTGTTCAACTGATCGAATGGGGGCGGCGTAACAACCGCCCCCACCCTTTAGGGGATAGCCCATGCCCACTGGCATTACAGCACTTGCGCTTATCACAAATTCTATGCGCAAGCTGGGCGTCATCGCCACGGGTGAAACGCCCACCGCTGCGGAAGCGGCCGATGGCCTAGCCGCATTGGGCGATGTGATCGAAAGCTACAACATCGAAGCCATGTCCGTTTGGGAAAGTGCCGCACAAGCCTTTACCCTGACACCTGGCACCGCTGCTTACACGATTGGGCCGTCTGGCACGCTGGTTACATCCGCGCCGCGCCCTGTAGAGATTGAGGGCGTTTATGGCAGCTTTGACGGGGTAGATTACCGCGTTGCGCCTTGGACGTATGACCAATATATGGCCGCCACGGTCAAGGCCACCAGCACGCTTTATCCGCTGCGATATGCCTATCTAAACGACTACCCTGATGGGCGGCTGTTTTTGTGGCCAACCCCCGCGCAGGCAATCACGCTGAATGTTGATTATTCGGTGCAAATTCCGGCATTGACCGACCTTACCAACGTCATGGCGTTTCCGCCGGGCTATATCCGCGCGCTGCAATGGGAGTTGGCGGCTGAATTGGCGGCTGATTATGGCGTTCAGATGGATGCAACGCAAATGGCTGGCGTCCGAGCCAGCAAGGCCGCGCTTCGCAAGTCCAACCGGACGCCCTCCGTTTCGCGGCTTGACGTGAGCCTGTTGCGCGGGCCTATCCCCACGTTCCGAGGCGGCTACTAATGGCCGGCGTTGCCATAGCAGATTTGATGGCGATGCTTGGCCCGTCCCAAGTCGGCACAACGCAGATTGGCCAAATTGGAAAGCCACCGCCACCCGCGCCGTGGCAAAACAGATACGCTGTGCCAAACTGGCGCGCAATGCTGACCAAATTGACACCAAAAGAGGAAGCGGCTTTTCAGCAATGGGCGGCAGCAACAAAAGCGCCGATTACAGACGATTATGACATGCGCGGCTTTTGGAAAAGCGGTGGCACGACAGCAATCAATCAGAACGATGGGATGCCCCATTATACAGATACGTTCAAAACGCCACTTCACCAGACGTTTTCCGGTGAAAGCCGCTATGCGCGTCCAAAGTCTGGAGCGCCTATGTGGAATGACCGCGATCAGCTTGTGCTGCCAAATGGCGTTGTTGTCTTTGATGAGAGGGCCAAGTAATGCCGTCGTTCCCCTTTGTTGGCGGGGCTTATCAAGCGCGGTCGCGGGCCTTTGACTGCCAACGATGCGTCAACCTTTATCCTGAATTGAGCGGTTCAGGCACAAGCCGCAGCGTCGCCATGTTGGTGGGGACACCGGGCCTTGCGCTGTGGCAGACTATTGGAACCGGGCCTATCCGAGCGGTGCTGCGATTCACCCCGGCGCTGGCAATTGTTGTGTCTGGCGCGGGCGTTTACCGCGTGACAACGGCCGGCGCGGCGACTTTGATTGGCAACATCAGCGGCGGATTGTCCCCTGTCAGCATGGCCAGCAACGGCACGCTTGTCATGTTGGTGACGGGCGCGGCGGACGGTTATTTCATCAACCCGCTTGCTGGCACGGTAACAGCAATTGCCGACACGGACTTCCTTGGCGGCATCAATGTTGATTTTTTAGACGGCTACTTTGTCTGGTCAACGCCTGGCACCGGGAGGTTCCAATGGACGGAGCTTTACAGCAGCGACATTGACGGGCTGTCTTTTGCTACGGCGGAAGGATCGCCGGACAATCTGGTGGGCAGCATCGTCAACTACCGCGAAGTGTGGTTGTTTGGCGAAAACAGCACGGAGGTTTGGTATAACAGCGGCGGCCTGGATCAAGTCTTTACCCGGCTGCAAGGCGCATTTCTTGAAGTTGGTTGCGCGGCTGCAAGGTCTATTGCCAAGGCTGATAACACGGTGTTTTGGCTCGGCGCTGATGACCGTGGGCAGGGCGTGGTCTACCGTGCCAACGGCTATACCCCGGCGCGTGTTTCCACCCATGCCATTGAGTTTGCAATTGCCAGTTATGCCACGATCAGCGACGCGGTGGCTTATACCTATCAGCAGGAAGGCCACCTCTATTATGTCCTGACCTTCCCATCCGGCAACGCGACGTGGGTTTATGACGTGGCAAGCGACTTGTGGCACGAACGGGCATGGCGTGATGACACCGGCCTGTTAAACCGCCACCGCAGCAATTGCCAGATGACCTTTGCCGGGCTGACGATGGTTGGAGATTGGCAGAATGGCAAAGTCTATAGTATGGCGCTGGATACCTATACGGACGATGGGGCGGCTATCCCGCGCATCCGTGCCGCGCCGTATGTGTCAAACGATAACGACACTTGGAACGTTTTTGACGCGCTGCAAATCGAAATGCAAACGGGCGTGGGCGGATTTTCAGGGGCCGTGGCCGTGCTGCAATGGTCTGATGATAACGGCGCAACATTCAGCAATGAATTGCAGGCCAGCATCGGCAAGATTGGCGAGACTGTCCGAGTGCGTTGGCGGCGGCTGGGCAAGTCGCGGGCGCGCGTTTTCCGTGTCACGATTACAGACCCAGTCAAAGTTTGCATGATAAGCGGATGGGTGCAAGCGAGGGCGCTGGGCGCATGACGGCAACGCTTCTCCCGCCGCGCATCCCATTGGTTGACCCCAGGAGCGGGATGCTCTCGCGCGAATGGTATCAGTATTTTGTGGCCGTTGGCACCAATGCCGACATTGGGTTGCAGATTGAGCAATTCCAGATTGCGCCGGTTCAAGCCGACGTATCAGCGCGCGTTGCGGAATTGGAACGCGCTGTGGATGACTTGCGCAAAGGGAGTGCGGTGCTGTGACGGTTGCGGTCTCGAATATCATCCCATCGGTGGCAATGGACGCCGCGCCAACGGCTTATTACACGGTTCCGGCCAACACAACGCTCATCTTGGACAAGATCACCGCTACCAACACGGGCGGCGCTACGGCGGTTGTTTCGCTGTTTTTGGTTAACGCGGGCGGCAATGCCAGCACGGCCAACACGGTGACAAGTTCGCAAAGCATCGCGCCAGGCGTCGTTTACCAGTTTCCAGAAGCGGTGGGCCATGTGTTGACGGCTGGCCAATATATCGCCCTTAGCAGCTCATCATCGGCCGTGACCTTGCGTGCCAGCGGGAGGTTGATTGCATGATGTTGCGTTTTACCCCGGATTGTATTAGCGTTGCCAATATCGGCGCGCCGCCGCATTTGTCGCTTGATGGGGGATCGACGCCCATTGCCCAAGGTGACAGGGTGCGATTGTTGGCGTCTTTGGACACGCGCGAAAAGGTGGACGCGCTGCAATCGGCCATGCTGGGCATGGTGGACGATCATATTAATATTGAGCCGGTGCATCTGTTTTCCGACGGCGTTTATGCGCGCGAGGTGATGCTTTTTGCGGGCACGACCGCAATCGGCAAGCGCCACCGCCAAGCTCATGTGTGCATTGTCTCCAAGGGCCATTGCATTGCTGTGATGGACGGGGAAAGCCGGGAGATTATTGCTCCGGCCATGTTTTCTGTGCCTGTTGGGACGCGCAATTGCGTTCATGCCATCACCGACACGGTTTGGACAACGGTTCATGCAGTGCCCAACGAATGCCGCGACATAGAGGCTATTGAGTCGGTGTTGGTTGAGCCTGTTATGCATGTTCGGCTTGAAGGGGGTGCGGCATGAGCTTTGTAGCGGTTGCCATTGGTGCATCGGCGGCTATTGGGGCCGGCGCATCTATTATCAGCGGCAACAAGGCCGCTAAGGCGCAGCGTGAGGCAACCGACCAAACGGTGGCATTGCAACGGGATCAGAACGCCGAAGCCGCGCGCCAGTTCGACTTGCAGCGCGCTGACCTCGCGCCATATCGTGACGCTGGGGCGATTGCGCTTGGCCAGATAGGTGCTGGCACGGCGGCGGGCAGTGAGTTCAACCGGCCCTTCACCGTTGCCGACTTTCAAGCTGACCCAGGCTATGAGTTCACCCGCAGCGAAGGCAACCGGGGCATTGAGCAAAGCGCAGCGGCGCGGGGCGGGGCATTGTCAGGCGGTGCATTGAAGGCGCTTAATCGGTTCAATTCCGGTTTGGCCGACCAAACGTTTAACGGCGCGTTTGATCGTTACCAAAACGACCTTGGCAGCCGCTATAACCGCTTGGCGGGGATCGCTGGCACCGGGCAGCAGGCGGTAAATAGCGGCAATCAGGCCTCGCAGGTTTATGTCAACAACCAGCAAGAGGGCGTGAATAACACGGCCAATGCTATTACGGGCGGCGCAAACGCGCGGGCTTCCCAATATGTCAACACGGGCAACGCCATTGGCAGTGCGGCTGGCACCATTGGAAATTATTTTGGCACCAAAGCACTAATTGGTAGCATGGGCGGCGCTGGCAATAAGGCGATGCCTTACACGCCGGCAACAACGTTCCGAGGGGTTCGCAACTGACATGCCGATTGACCCCAACATCATCTTGCAAGCCGGGCGCTTTGAGAAGCCCGATTTTAACCGCAGCCTGACAACAGCGCTCGGCGTCATCGGCGCGCGTGACGATCAGGCAATCCGGCAACAGCAGCTTGCTATTGGACAGCGCCAGATTGCGGCGGCCGATGCCTCACAAGCGGCGGCCCAGGCCAAGCAGGCGCGCATGGGCACCATTGGTGGCATGTTGGCAGCCGGCGACCTTGAAGGCGGCCAGCGCGAGGCATTGGGCGGCGGCGATGTTGAGTTTGCCAAACAGATTGACGGCATGAAAGACGACCGACGGCAGCGAGCTATTGAAAACATCAAAGGCTCATCAGGCCTGTTCGGCGCGCTGTTGCAAGTGCCGGCCGTTATGCGCAAAAAAGCCGCGCTGGGCATGGCGGATCAGTTTGGCATTTACGGCATTAAGCCTGAAAAGCTGGCTGAAATTGATTACAGCGACCAAGGATTGGCCTTGCTGGGCAACCAGGCGCTGACGCGGGTTGAACAACTTGGGCAGAGCAATGAGGATCGGACGTTTAACGCTGGGCGCATTGATGCTGCAACAGCCAAGGCTAATGCTGACCGCAATTACAAGCTCGACGTGGCCAAGTTTGGTGAAACCAAAGCGCAAAACAACCGCGACAATGCCTATAAGGCGGCAGGCTTGCAGCTTGAGCGGGAGAAGGCGGGCGTTGGCGTCAAGCTGACTGAGGGTCAGGCCAAGGACGGCTTTAACGCCAAGCGCCTTGCCGGTGCTGGCGCTATTATTGACGGCTTTGAGAACACGCCGGGTTTTGCACCGGGTGGCACTGGCGTCGGTGCGTTTTTCGGCGGCGACGAATCGCAGCGGTATGAAGCGGCAAAGGGTGAGTGGGTTGATAGCCTTATCCGCCTGACAACCGGCGCGGCTGCAACCGAAGATGAAATTGAATCGGCCAAGACAACGTATTTCCCCGGCATCCGCGATGGTGACAAAGCTGTTACGCAAAAGGCGCAGATGCGCACCCGCGTGATGCAAGACGCTATCACGCGCGCCGGGCCGGGTGCAGCGGGCATGGCACCGCCTAGCGGTGCAACAGCGCCACGGTTGCCAGCGGGCGGCGGCGTAATGAAGCCCGGCGCGGTAGCGGGTGGAAAGATCACGACCGGCCAAGATGGCATCCGCGTTTGGATGCCAAGCTAATGGACGTTCGCGGCCCTGACGGCAAAATCACGCGGTTTCCTGACGGGACGCCGGACGCCAAGATCAATGAGGTCATGGCGTCTATTTACAGCGCGCCGCCTGCGCCAGATCGCAGCGCGGCGCGCGGGTTTGCGTTGGGCGCAATGAAGCCGGTTGACAACATCCGCAGCGCCGTCAGTCAAATTCCCGTTGTTGGTGATGCGCTTGAGTTTGTCCGCACAAAGGTCGTTGGCCGGCAACCGACAAAGGCCAGCGTTGCCGCCAACGACGCTGCGCGGGCTAATAACACACGCACCGGCTATCAGTTGCTCGGCAACATCGCTGGCACAGCGCCCACGTTGGCATTGCCGGGCGGCGCTGGTGTGCAAGGTGCGGCGGGTGGTGCGTTGTTGTCTGATGCCAAGGACATGCGCGGCTTGATTGCTGACACGGCCATTGGTGCCCTTGGTGGCAAGGTTGGCGGAAAAGTCGTTAAGGGCGTCGGGGCTGCAATTGCACCTAAGTTGAGTGCCACGGCACAACGGCTGGTGGACAAGGGCATCCCGTTGACGCTTGGCCAGATCGGGCGCGCGGCTGACACATACGGCGGCAAGTTCGTGGCAGGTGTTGAGGATGCGCTTTCAAGCATTATTCCCGGCATCAACATGGCGCGCGAAAAGGGCATTGCCGCGTTTAACCGGGCCGTGGTTGACGATGTGCTGCAACCGCTTGGCGTTAAGATGCCTGCCAATATCCCGGCCGGGCATGAGGCGGTTGCGTTTGCCAAACAGCAGTTTACGCGGGCTTATGATAGCACGTTGGCGCGCATGAAGGTCACCGTTGACCCGTCATTGCAAACTGCGCTTGGCACAATTGTTCGCAGCGCCAAGACGGTGCCAGGCGACGCTGAGACAACGCTGAAAAACATCATTGACCAGTTTATCACCAAGCGCGCCGGGGCGTCTGGCGAGATTGCCGGCGATGCCATGAAGTCGGCTGTCAGCCAGTTGCGCAAAAAGGCCAAGGGGCTGCGCGGCACCGCGCCGGAATTGGCCGCGTTGGTTGACGATGTGCGCTTTGCGTTGCTGGCCAAGGCTGGGCAGGACAGCGGCGGCGGCCTCGGCGCGCGGCTTGCCACAATCGACGATGCTTATGGCAATTTTGTGGTGCTGCGCAATGCCGCCAAGGGGCCGGTTGACGGGGTGTTTACGCCCAAGGGCTTCAATACCGCTATCAGCGTGTCAGATAGCAGCGTTGGCAAAGGCGCAAAGGCTACAGGGCAAGCCCGTATGCAAGGGCTGGCAAAGGACGCATCGGCGGTGCTGCCATCATCCATTGGCGAGACCGGCACCGCGCCGCGCGCATTGGCTGGCGCGTTGGTTGGCGGCGCTGGCGTGGCCAATCCTGCCACGCTGTTGCCGGCGCTGGCCACTGGCGCGGCGCTGTCAGTCCCCTACACGCGGGCCGGGCAACAGGCGCTGGGTGTGTTGTTCGCGCCAGGGGTGAAGCGTGCCGCCGTCCGTAACGCGGTTGACCGGGCGGCTATCCCGTTGGGCGTAATTTCGCCGCAACTTGTGCAGGGATCGCGCAAGTGACGGCCGCAAAAACCGCCACATGCCAGCAATCATTTGCAATGCCATGGGCGCTAGAAAGCTGGAAAGCGTCAAGCCATACTCCAATCAATGAGGCCGCATAATGGCAATTGTGATCCCAAATGGCAAGCAACAGTATTTCAGCGATGCTGGCACGCCGTTAGCCGGTGGGCTTCTCTACACTTACGCGGCCGGCACAACGACGCCAAAAACCACATGGGCTGACGCTGCCGAAACCGCACCGAACGCAAACCCGATTGTATTGAATGCGCGCGGTGAAGCAACAGCGTTCTGGAAGGGTGCATATAAGGTTGAGCTGCGCACGGCGGGCGGGGCTGTTATCTGGACAGTGGACAACGTTAGCACGGTGCAGGAACCTCTATCTGCTGTAACGCTGGCAATTTCGGGCAATGCCAACATCGCAGGCACGTTGGGCGTGACTGGTGCGTTTACGCTTGGCGGGCCATTGACCTCCACTAGCACGATCCAGGCCACGCAATACACGTCAACCGTTGCGGCTGGTGTGGCGTTGGCCATGGGTGATGCCAGCGCCATTCGCAACAGTTTTAATGGCTTTTCCAGCATGTATTTTGATGTGTCGATTGGTGGCGCGGCGGGCGGTGAGTTTGTTTTTCGCACAACCAATGGCTTTTTGGTGCGGGCCACAATTAACGGCAACGGCTTCCAAACAACCTCAATCGGAGTTGGCACCGCTCCTAGCGGCACGTCTGGCCGGATTGACGCCACGTCGCTATTTGCCGCGCGCGTTGAGGCGAATGTTGCATATACGCCGCCTGTTGTCATTACCGTGGCGGGAACAACAGTTATCGACTGCAACGCCAGCAATGTGTTTACGCTTGCCATGACGGCCAACATAAGCACTCTGACAATCAACAACGCTAATCCTGGGCAAAGCATCAACATGCGCCTTACCCAAGACGGAACAGGAAGCCGCACCATTGCATGGCCCGCGTCATTCAAGTGGACGGGCGGCAGCGCGCCTGTTCTGTCTACTACAGCCGGGCGCGTTGACCTGTTGGTTGCAACCTATTTTGCGGACACCGGCTTTTGGCTGGCCTCACTGATAAAGGATCTGCGGTGAGTTTTGCGGCGCGGGCTTATCTGGACGGCGGCGGGGATAGCGGCGGCGGTGGCGGTGGTGCATTGGCGCTATCATTGTCTCCCACCGGGGTTCTGGTTAGCGCGACTGTTGGCGTGTCTGCAACAAGCGCGGCCGTGACAGGAACGGCAACCGGCGGAACCGCGCCATATACGTATATATGGGAGGCCGTTACGTCCGACGCTTTCACGATTAACACGCCAACGGCTGCTGCTACCACCTTTTCATATACCCCGCCATTTGAGGGGACGTATTTTGCGAGCTACCGCCTTACAGTGACGGACGCTGTTAGTGGCGCGGTTTTTGCGGACGCTGAAATTTTGTTTGACGCGGCATAAGGAGCTAATGTGATGACGGATCAAGAACTAGCCCAAGAGGTTGCCCGGCGATTGTGGGCGGCCGAAGCTGCGGCGGAGGCGGCTGGCGACAAGAAGCGGCTGCGGCAGTTGAAGCGCGCGCATACCCATTTGAGCCGTGGCCATGGCCTTTTGCTGTCTTCGGGCGACGTGTCGGCATTGTCTGGTTCCCCGTTAAAGCCGTGATCTGGGCGGTTGCATATATGGCCGCAGTGGCGGTGGTCGTGCATCTCTGTTGGGGCAGGGGTAACGGTTATCGGCGCGCGGCGATAATTCTGAGCGTTAATTTTCTGGCGCAGGTCGGGTGTCAGATTTTCATGGGCAGCCATACCCCATCTTGGTGGTGGATGTGGTTAGACTTGGCGACGGCGGCGGCCATTGCCTTGTCTCCATGGGCAGGCCGCTCCCATGCTAGGATTGCTGTCATGCTGGTGTTTCAGGTGGGTTTTCACCTGATATTCTGGGCCATGGGCGAACCTTTGGCTGGGCGCGATGCCTATCTGGCGCTTACGGGCTTCCTGGGCTGGAGCCAACTGGTAACACTGGTTGGAGGCGCGTGGCATGGCCCATTGCAGCGATATTGGATGGCTTGGTTTATTGGCCGCCGGCTTGGTTATAGTGTGGCGCGGCGTCCAAAAGGCATGGAGGCGCGGCGATGACCGACACGCCGACAAATAGCGACGGGGCGGGAAAATGGAGCAACGCTGCGGTGCTGGTGCTGGCCGCTTTGACCGCCTTCATGACCGCTTATCGTGAGTTTGGCGCGCCCGATGCGCGGCAGGATCGCGCAATCAGCGCGCTGATTAGGATCAACTGCTACGCCACGGCGCGAGCCGAAAAGCAGTGCATAGTGGAAGGGTTGATTGAAAAATGACGCGCAACAATCTCCCAGTCATCATCTCCGCCATTCTGGCCGTGCTGATAATCGCCGTAGTGGGCATCTATTTCGTGCCGCTGGCAAAGGACGTAATCAAGGAACTGGCCACGCTGACAACGGGCGGCTTGCTGGCGATTATGCGCCCGCCGGCGCAACAGGTGCAGCCATGATCCCCGGCCTCGCTATCCGTGCCGCACTGGTCAAGTTGCCCTGGCGCATCATTGGCCCTGTCGCGGGCGTCATTGCAGTCCTGATGCTGGCCTATTGCAGCGGGCGCAGTGACGGCGGGCAGAAGGCCAAGACAAGCCTTGCAGTCGAGCGCGGCAATGTCACGGCGCTGACCGATGGCGTGAAAGCCCAAAACGCGGCCACTGCCAAGCAAGGCCAGCAACAGGAAGCCGTCGCAAAGGCCAGCACAAAGGCGATACAGCGCGGTGCAGAACGTCGCGGGCGGGTTGATGCCGCTGCGGCGCGTGTTGAGGCTGTGCAGCCGTCTGGCGGGCTGGTGGTGCCAGATGATGTGCGGGCGTTGTGGCGCGATCTATGACGGACGCCAGCCATCAAGCATGGCTTGCACGGCCAGCGACACGCTTTGCGGTATGGGCACCTCGCCGGATAGCCACCGGCGGAATGTCTTTTCGTTCACGTCTAGCAAACGGGCAAGCCCCCGACCGGATAGGCCAAGGGCTGCGGGGGAGGCGCGTAGGGCGGCGGGGGTCATGCGTCACAAATAACGCGCGCATGGCCCAAAACAGCCGTTGCCGCGTTCCATCCGTCTTGCATGCCGCGCGCATAGGCAAG